GGCAATTCGCCAGGACCTGATCGACCGGCTCGGTATCGATCCCGGGGATATCCTCTCCACCGGCATGGGACAGTCCGGCTGCGATATCTATCTGTCGCCGAAGGCCCGCGAGCGGTTTCCGTTCGGCGTCGAGTGCAAGGCCCAGGAGGCGATCGCGCTCCCGGCGTGGTGGGAACAATGCACCCGGAACGCCGAGGCGGAGGGGCTCACCCCCCTCCTCGTCCTGAAGCAGAGCCGGCGAGAGCCGCTCGCCGTGCTCCGGTGGGGGGACCTGCTCTCGCTGCTCCGGCATGATCACCGATGGCAGAACCTCGCCGAGGGGCTGACGGGGGGCCGGGCATGATCATCCTGCGCTACTTCACCCCCACACAGAAAGGCTCAACGGTCCACACCCCTGACGGGTGGTTGCATGTGCAGATGTTCACTGACCCGGAAAAAGCGTTCTCCGCACTGATAGATCGCTGGTGTGCGGGGGATGTAGAAGCGGATCTGTATCTCGAAGGAAAGAACGCCGGCCCCCTCACACTGGATATCCAACACGATTTCCGGAGCACGGTAGATACTGCCGGGGTTCAGAAGATCGCGAAAGAGCTCTACGACGAGCGGATCGCATATTGGGTGCGAGGTGAGCAGCAATGACCCCTCCGCCCGGCCACATCCGCCTCGGTGACCACGGGAGCCTCCGGGTCGTTATTGGGGGGATCGAGCACCTGGTCACCGCAAACGATGCCGCCCGCCTCCTCTACGCAGGGGATATCGCTCTGCTTCGAGATCCCGATCCGACACCGCTCCTCCTGGGAGAACCCCGCCGCAAGACCGGCCACATCGTCCCGTCTCGCGATGACGGCGACGTGACACCACACCTGATAATCTCCATCCGCTCTGGCGACCGTGACGGCCAGCCTGGCCGGCTCTACCTGGCACAGAAGGCCGAGGCCGTAGCAGTCCTGGAAGGTCGGCTTGATATCTGTATGGTGGTGAGTGTGTAATGGAACGCTATGAGGAGGGGACGGCCAAACACCAGATCACAGTATCAGCAGACACCCTGGCGGACCTGTGGCGGCTCAAAGCCGTGTTATTCCCTGGGAAACCGATAGGATCTATATCGCACGACGACGTCATCCGAAAACTTATTGACGAACCCGAATCCCTGCTATCCCTAACGTCCACGCTTTCCACTCCCCGAGGGGGTATTTCTACTCCGAGAACGACATTACTTTGATAGGAATGCCACAACTCACCTCTCTTTTACTTGATCTCTGGGAATGGATCCGGGGCTTGTTCCGCCCCTCCCCAGCGGATCCCATTCCACCCGCATCGACACCCACCACCCCGCCCACGATCTCTCCGGCAGTTCGGCAGTTCGTTCTCGTAGGACATACGCTGACCGAGCAGGAGAACCTCAAACGGCAGATCGCTGAGGCCGAGGCCGCGGGCCTCCGATCGTTCACGCTCAACTATCCAGGGGGATACTACCGGATCGTTGACGGGCAGATCGTCGAATCTGGGCGATATACATGATCGAGTCGCTCCCGGTCTACGAGTCCGCCGCCGTCGCGGTATCCGCGGCTGCAGCATGGCTCGGTGCCCGGGCGTGGTATCGGCGAGCCGCCCCCGCCGCGTCGGATACCGTTGACATGGTCGTTGAGGCCGGCGAACTCCTGACCGCGATCCGTGACATGCTCCGGGACGGCGCAACCGCCGAGGAGGTCCAGCGGACAGTCGAGGAGGCCGGCGAACTCCTGACCGCGATCCGAAGACTTGCATCGTAGATAACAATGCCGAAAGCGCCGAAAACCTCGCCCCAAAAAGTGCGTTCGACCGTTCGGTCTCGTGCAGCGCTCGATCTGCGAGCGCAGGGGTTCTCCTACAGCGATATCGCGGATCGGCTCGGGATCGGGCGTTCAACGGCGCATCGGTATGTGACGCAGGAGCTCGCATATCTCGCACAGGAGTGCCGCGAGGACGCCGAGCAGATCCGGACCCTGGAACTGCAGCGTTTGGACACCCTATATGTGGTTGCTGTCGGGGCTGCCTTAGACGGTGATCTCGCCGGGGTAGACCGTTGCATCAAGATCGCGGAGCGGCGGGCGAAGTTGCTGGGGTTAGATCAGGCGCAGAGGGTTGAACATAGCGGCCAGGTCACGTGGGTGGACCTGGTACGAGTAGCAACAAACGATATCGACAATGACCAAACTCCCTCCGCTTGAGACGGCCCAGACGCTCCTCGCCCGTGGGCGGGCCGATCCCGTCTGGTGGATCCGGGAGGTCCTCGGCGACGACCTCTGGGGAGAACAAGCCCAGATCGTCGAGTCTGTCCGTGACACTCCGGAGACCGCCGTACGCTCCTGCCACGGCATTGGGAAATCGTTTATTGCTGCCAGGACGGCGCTCTGGTTCCTGTACACCCATGCCCCCTCAATCGTTATCACAACTGCCCCAACAGACCGACAGGTACGCGGCATCCTCTGGAAGGAGATCCGGTCTGGCCACCGGCGTGCCCGATACCCCCTCGGCGGTGAGGTTCTGACACAGGAACTGAAGTTAGCAGAAAATTGGTTCGCCTGGGGGTTCACGGCCCCTGAGTACGACCCCGACCGGTTCCAGGGGTTTCACGAGGTCTACGTCCTGGTGATCGTCGACGAGGCTGCCGGTGTCTCGCAGGAGATCTACGAGGCGATCGACTCCATCCTCACGAGCGAGCACGCTCGCCTGCTCCTGATCGGGAACCCGACGAACCCCATCGGCCGTTTCGCGGACGACTTCAAGACCTCTGGCGTCGCGAAACATGCGATCTCCTGTACATCCACGCCGAACTTCACCACGTTCGGCATTACCCGGGATGACTTGATCAACGACACCTGGGAGGCAAAAATCACCGGCCCGCTTCCTGCCCCATATCTCATCACGCCGTATTGGGCAGCGAAGATGATCCGGCGGTGGGGTGCGGATTCACAGTTTGTCCAGGCTCGCGTGTGGGGGGAGTTCCCGGCAGCCGGCACCGATGCCCTGATCCCACTACACTGGATTGACGCGGCTGTCGAGCGAACCCTGGAGCCCGTCGGTCCGGACGAACTCGGGGTCGATGTGGCCCGGTTCGGCACCGACGAGACCGTCCTTGTGCACCGCCGCGGTCCCGTGGCCCGGGTCCACGCGGCGTTCTCCCAGAAGGACACGATGGCAACTGCCGGGGCGGTCCGGGCAGCGCTCAGGGCGACACGGGCAACCTCTGCCAAGATCGACGCGGTCGGTATTGGTGCTGGCGTCTACGACCGACTCAACGAGTTGGGCGAACCTGTGCAGGAGATGCAGAGTGGTGCCGCAGCCCAGGATTCGGAACGGTTCGCGAACGCCCGGGCGGAGTGGTGGTGGGGCCTCCGGGAACGGTTCGAGAGCGGGGATATTGATATCGAGGACGACGAGGACCTGGTCGCCCAGCTCGCGGGCATCAAGTATAAGATGACCAGCCGGGGTCAGATTCTCATTGAATCGAAAGAGGACATGAAGAGACGTGGTTTATCAAGCCCGGATCGAGGCGATGCGCTCATGCTCGCATTCGCAGCGGTCCCTGACGAGCCGCGGCCGGCGTTCTTCACAGTATCGAGGCGATAATGACAGCAAGTTTGAAACAACGATTCATATGGGGTCTTGCAGACCTACTCGGGGTCGACTGCCATATACCGGTCCCAACAGACCCGATCGATCACCTGGTCACCCTTCCAGACGACCAGAACACGGTTTACGCCTGGGTATTCAAGGAGTATGCGACCGATGCCGATATGCGCGACCTTGCGGAGGCGTTCTCCCATGTCGGGATAAAAAGGGGGTTGCGGGCGGTGCACCTGTTCGTCCGGGACATCCGTGAGATCAGGGAGATCCCGGTCGGTGAACTCCGGCGTATCGTTCTCCCGATCCTCGAGCAGGAGGACGTGTGCCGGTCTTGATGCCGAAGCCCCGGGATTGTCGGATTCAACGGTGCACCGCGCGGTCGCCCGACGGGGCAGGACTTGCGGTCACTCTGGTACACCCGCGTCCCGGGTG